ATGCTGTCTAATGTGAACCATTCAAATTTTACGTTAATTGCTCCTAAGAACAAGAAAAGCGCTGTTAAAAATCCCGTTATTTGCTTTGCAATATCTTTATTCATAACATAATCCCCCTTTTACTTTCCTCCGAATAAAAACTCCGCGATTGGTTTGCCATATACAGCAAGGATTCCTCCACCCGAAAGTAGACAAGTCGTTATCGTGTGTATAATCCCCCATTTACCCTTCTCTTTTTCGAGTTTCACATCATCATCACGCTGTAGTTCATTGATCGCGTTGTCATGGGAAAATAATTTTTCTGTATGCTTTTTTTGTTCTTTCGTTAATTCTTTTTGCTCTCTCGCAAGTTCTTTTATAGCGGAGCTAGTTTCCCTCGTGTTTTGCTCAATTAAATTAAGAATTCCGGCAATAGGTAACACCGTTTTTTCAAGCGAGTCGACGTTTTGAGCAACTAACTTAACGTCTCCCGCTACATCCCGTATATCTTTTTTTAACTCCCTTTTTATTTGATCTGTATGTCTGTAAAGCTCTAGCTCTGTGATAAAGTCTTTTCTTGCTTCCATGCAATAGCCCCCTTCAAGGCAATGGTTAAGTTAATACCCGCAAACAATAAGTAACGAAAAGCGTTAATTTTGTACACTGTTGTGTCAAACGATGCCACCGTATATAAAACAAAGAGAACTAATCCTGTGATTCCAGCTATTGCAAAGAATATATATTGTAAACGCCTGTATTCTACAATGACGGCGATTAGATGTAAGATCGCATTCGCAATGAATATGATCCCCCAAACTTTTATACTCGTTAATTCCGTCATTCGCTCGTACGTTAATTGATTCGCAATTTCTTGTCCATTTAAAAAGATAAAACTAACTCCCGTGATGACCGTATAAAACATTACTACAATAGATAATGTGTCTAGTCTGCTATCCCTAACTTTTTTTGCTTCCATAATTTCCTCCGCTGTGTTTGGCATCGTTCAACCCCCTTTGCAATTTCGTGTATATAGCGGGCTTAAATAGCCCGCTTTCTATTTTTATAGATCGATTTTTATTTCTGCTGAGCCGTTAATAATTGAACTTAGCGGCGTATGAGCTATGCTCGCACTTGGTGTTTCTTTCAATCCTATTGTTAAAGCTGAGCTGTTCGCCCCTCTTGCATAGTCATAATTTATTGATTTTACTGCATCTATTTGAAGTCCTTGTGAGCTTGTATACTCTATCGTATAGAAAGGTATAGTCCCACTAGGAACGTTTTTGAATGTCACGAGAATGCCGTTTGGATCGCTCGTGATGGATTGGACAAATTCCGCGCCTCTTCGGTATGTGAAGGTAGGAACGCCGTTTGTAACAGTCATACGGACGTGTACACGACGGGAGTTTGCATTCATGATGATTTGATTATCTTCACCGCTAAAATTGATATTGTTGTTAAAATTCATTAAGTATGAGGTGTAACGGTCTCTTGGATAGCTGTTTCTCACTTTCTCAACCGCTGTGACAACCGCTTCCGCTACGCTATAGATCGTGGTTGTCCAGTTTGCACGATCTGAACGTTTTGCCCTTGACCAATCCCCGTCTTTGAAAAAATTCTTCCTGAATTGCGTTGTCATTTCCAATTGTACGCAACCGGCGGAGTTTGTTCGATTTGAGACATTTCGATCTTCTTCCCCTGCAATGTTTTGCGGTGGGATTTGAGCATCAAAGCCACGTTTGATTAACTCGTCCGTTACAGTGTTTCGTAGGTTGTAATCAAGACCGCCTACATAAACGATTGGCGTATCTCCGGAAGCTCCGTGAAGGGCTACATGCTGCTGTTTATTAATGACCATGCCAACCATTGTTGGTTCATCGTAGTTTGTGGAGGTTACATGTAAATCTGAATTTCCACTTGTTAACAATGCTTCAAATATAAAACTATCATATTTTCCCAGTTCACGTATAGCATAATTTAATTCGGTTGTTCCAATTTCGATTCCGCCGCCGTGAATAGAAGAGACTAAAACGTCATGTTCGTTATTGATTGTATAGATGTCATAATCTACACCTTTAACCCTTGCCGCCTCAAGAGCGGTCATGCTTGGATATAAGTCCGCCATTAGTATTTCAACTCCTTATCCGGTCTTGCTGTATGCGAGATTCGTAGTTTTGTAACGATAGCGGGATAGTTGTGTACAAGGCTCATTGTAGGACCGAATTCCCCTTTTACCGTTTTATCATAATAAATTGTTCCCGCTTTCTTGCCATTTACAAACAATGACAATTCTTTTGCACGATGATTCCATCGCATCGCCGCTTCGAATGGCACGTCAACTTTTGCGATTCCTGCATCTGATGAAACATAAGCGCCGCCCCATTCGTCAATACTAAAATAAATACGTCCGGACGCTGTGACGTATAAAAGAAAACGTCCCGAACTAGGAAAGTCGATTCGGCAATAGTTCACCGTGTCTACGACTTGTTTCGGGATGATCGAAATTTCGACCGTCCCTTCATTTGCATTAATAATATTAGCCGTGGGAATAGTTAACGTTTCTCCTAGTGTCGGATCAATATAAATGCCGCCTCCATCATAGACCGGAATATCGATTTCATATGTTCGCCCTCGATATATTCGGGTAGCTGCGCGGGCAAATGTCGGACCGACTGCATTCGCTGGGACGCCGGAGGGACTAACTTTATTGACCAACAAATCATTTTGCTGCTTCAACTTGTCCAGCTCTGCACTTGTGTTTTGACTGATAGCGTCAATTCGTTTTTTTATCGTGGTATGAATAAAACCGGTTTCGTCCTTTCGAGCGTCCACAAGCTCCGTAATATCCCCGCCGGACGATTCAATAAACCGCTCGACATCTTCGTCAAGCCCGTTCATTCTTTCGTCAAATTCTCTGATTTTGTCTTCTAATTGAACTTTTACAGCTCTGTTAAAAATGTTTGAAGCAAATTGAAATAAACCCATTCTTGCACCTCATTCCTTTTTTTGTTTTAGATATATAAAAAAATCACCCGAAAGAAAGCATAACAAAAGTCGTTTTCGTTTGAGCACTTGGTATCGTTACAGTTATTGTATTTGTCCCTGCTGTCAATTTAATACTAGGAACAATCCCCAATGTTGAAACGTCCGCCGTTTGCCCTCCCGCTATATAACATTTAGCCGAAACCATTGATAATTGAGAAGATGATAAAAAATGATCGACTGTGACACTTGTTTGCCCTGCTGGTATAAGTACCCTTGTTTGTGATTTCATACCTTTGTCTACGCTATCACTAGAGCCGTTTGCAAAACCCGTAACTGCGTAAAATAAAGAAAAACCGCGGATAGCCGGATCGGGATTGAATAAATGCTTTATTCCGTAAGCTGATATAGTTGTCCCATGAAAAGAGAATGAAGGTGAAAAACCGACTAATACATCGAATAAATAACCTTGAGGCGATACCGAAACACTAGTTTCGATATGACCGCCGTAAAAATTATAAGCTCCATGTTTAACTTGGCTCATTCGTACATTATAATCGATAGAGCAACCATAAAAATGAACATCCGTTGTCGTTAATCCACCGACAAAACCGATTGTGTTATCGGAAATATTGCAATTAACAAAACGAAGATTTTCTCCACAATCATTTATGCCGGCTGTAATTGAATCGTCAGGGAATTGAATCCCTTTTGTACATCTATGAATCCATACTTGATCCCAAGTAGTGATATACATATTGCTATTACTTAGATATAAACCTGTACCAAAATAAACAATCTCAACATTTTTGATATGAGCTGAATGACCTCTATAATCTAAGCCTTTTGACGTTCCTGTTTGACTAGCTCCCTTTATAACAAAGTTTTCGATTCCAGCCGGAATTGGTAAACGTTGCGTGTCAATTGTAACGGCTGTAATTCCGTCCGGAGCTGTCGAAAAATCAAGTGTTGGTTTCCCACCTATACCCGCTAATATTTTGCCATTGTTTAATTTAGCTAATGCGCCGTTTAATTTGTAAATCCCATAAGGTACTAAGATTTTAGAATTAGCTGGAGCGTTCGTGATAATACTATTTAACAATGATAAATCTGATGTTGTTCCGTCACCTTTAAACCCTTCAGCTACTGCATTTATTCCGAAACTATCAATTTTATCGCTTCCCGCTTGCAATTCGGCTTGGGTAGCTAACCCCAAGCCGTCACCTATTACATTTTCTTTTATTTTGTTGAATGTACTTGTCATGCGTTAACCTCCTTTTTTAACGTTTACGTATGAAGCGTAACTGAAAATGCAACGTCCGCCGCTGTTGTAATAATCGCATTCGTTGACAGGTTATACAAACGGACAACCAAAGGACTATTTGATATTTTATAAGCGTTATTCACAATACCCGTTCCGGATCGTCTCCCCGAAACATGGACCGCTGAAATATTCGCGAATGCTCCGTCTGTCGGGAATGTTAACTCGCCTGTTGCGCTGTTGAAAGTAGGTAGAGAAGAAGCGAACAACGTCCCGAAATCCACTTGCCCAGCGGGTAAACTTACAACAAAATTTGTTCCATTGTGAACGACATCAAAAATGTATTGTTGTCCTACTTGATAAATTGCTTTTGAAGTTGTGTTCCTGCGCCCTGTCAAACGCGCTGTTGTTTCTGAAAAACCATTAGCGCTATGGACACCATTTCTATAAAACTCTCGTCCGTATTCAATTTTTATATTTGTACTATCAAAATCCCAGTTTAAAGGAGGCGTGATAGTGTCATATGTCGTGTAATCCCCTGTATCATTAGGTGAAAGAGCTTTGTTTTCTTCGACATGAGCATAAACGCCATCTATGAATACATTTCTATTATTCACACCTTTTCCGAATACTCCCGCATAATGTCGGACGTCGAATTCTGTAATAGTAATATTTATACAATCATTTAACCAAATACCTAAACCCTCTAGCCTTTCCATGTAAAAGTCGTGCACCCTTACACCTCTACAATACTCTAAACTTACTAATTTAAAGTTTTTGGCTAGGTGCATAGCTTTTCCGGCGCATAGAATACCGTCAATTCTAAAAGACTCGCCTTTTTTCGCTCTAATTCCATACTGACAAGTCATAGCTTGATCGTAACCATAGATAGCCTCAAAGATAGAAGCATCTGAGCGGTATGCTTGAATCCAACCTGTACCCATATTCGAAAAGCCTAGTTTTTTATAGGTGCTTTGGTCACAATAGTTGTCTACCAAATTTACCGTTTCCGGATCGTAAACTCCCCAGTCCATCGCCCAAAAGTTGCAATCCGAAATGTTAATCGCTGAATTATGTTTTTCAATACCTTTAACATTGTTTACGGTCTTCATAACCTTTGTATATTTCGTGTCGTATGTCCCGCCGCCGAAGAAAGCAATATTTTTAATGGTAAAATTCCGATAAACACCCGTCCCAGTCAGAACCGCTGGAGTAGTTTCGTTATAGTTAACACCTAAAAAGGAGCCGTTTTGTTTTTTGATAAAGCGCGCTACTTTTTTTACAGTGTTGTACAAGTCCGCGTTTACCGGCGTTGTCCCTTTAATTGTCAAAGGCGAGTTTTTGAAAGCCGGATCAAGGTTTGAAGGATGTGTGTAGATATCCGCCATTCCCCAATAATCCTCCGGCGGGACTAATAAGCAGCCGCCCCCTAACTCCATAATGTATTTGATAGCCGTTTGAATTGCCGGAGACCAATCATAGCCGCCGCTAACAGCAACCTTCAAACTTTCCCATCGCTTTAAATTGAAAGCGCGTTGATTAAATTCGTTACGCGTTTTTTCGGTCAAAGTGCTTCCTTGAGCTTCGAATGTTGTTATATCACCAATACTATTGACGCCGTTTTTAATAGTATCGCCGTTATACAATTTGTACGCGTCCAATTCATCAAAACCGCCTTTTTCATGAGAGCGATTATGACCAGTCCGAATTGCTGCGTTTCCTACAAAGTAACGGATAACAACTTTTTCCGTTCCGGCAAATGGACTTTTCATGGTTAACGTTGTCGAATTCGTCCATGTGTAACTATCCCATTGTGGAGCGCCATCGATTAAGAATAAAATAATCTTTCCAACCGCTTGTAATTCTCCGGTATCGGTTAAATCGATAACGGTTTGCCCAGCCGTCGGACTTAAAATTTTAGTTGCTATCGTTGAGCCTTTATCTAAAGTTTTCAAGAAATCCAATAGAGAAGGAAAGCCATTTCTAGCCGCTATTACTTCTCCATCGATACTACTTGCTTTTAGTTGTTCTAATAAATCAGCGTGTTCCGCCAATTCTGCATCCACACCGTCAAAATGAACAGATTTGTTATTTACTTCTACAAGTTCCGTTTCAATTCCGTCCATTCGCGTGTTCGTTTGACTGTCTAAATCATCCACACGTTTAGTGATTGTATCGTCAACAGATGTGACGCGCTGATTTACTTCGATGATATCACTTTCGATATCTTTAAAGTTTTCATTAATGATCCGGCGTGTTTCTATGCTAAATCCATTGTCTACCTGTTCGTATGGATATTTCATTCATTACACCCCACTTTGTTCTGATGCCGGTTCCTCTGTCGGCGTTTCTTCTTCGACAGGCACTTCTTTCAATACGAGAGAAGCTTTAAACCCGTCTAATTGCACTTTATATTTTTCAATATTCTCCATAATTTCGCTCCCTTCATCCTCTTGATAAATAAAGAAAAAGTCGGCAGGGTCCATTCTTACGATCATTTGACCATAATCAGCGGATGTTATATTCCCTTGTTCGTCACACTCAATAAAAAGTTGATATTTGTCACCGAAAATAGTCGGCATATTCTTCATCCTCTCAAGTAACCGCGGATATGTCTCACCGCTACATATTTGTTCGCTACTGTTGCGCGAATTCGCACATAACAAGATTTCGTCCCGCCTGTCGGCGTCCCTAAATCCACAACAAAAATACGTCCGAAAGTAGCGTAATCATTCGTTATTGAATGCGTTGTATAGAAGCTTTGATAAACGGTTCCAGTATCAACGCCGCTACCTTCTACAGAAACATAACCGCCGCCGCCGTCTTCCGCGTGGAATGCTAATTGCAAGTATAGATATTGAGCGACATGCTCAAAACTATAATAAAAAACGTCTCCTTTTTCACTATTCGTCGTTCTGTACCATCTACCCTCTAAGTACACGCCGTTACTAAGCGGCGCTGGGTCTGCTCTGTCAACAGCATAGTTAAAATTCGAATAGCCGTTATCAACTAATTTAAACCCGTCCCCGCGTTCAATCGTAATAGAACCACGAGCGGCATATAATCCGGCGGAATTCAAGCGGATAAACTTTCTTACGTCGCTTGGATCGATAGCCATAAGCGCGTTTCCGTCCCAGTAAAAATAATTGTCCGCGCCAATGATTTGAATATTATTCGTTTTAATTTGTCCCGCTGTTAAAAGGCTTGTATTGATCCCTAGAGCGGTTATAGCTTCGTCATAGGTTAAACCACCATTGCGCGTAATTCCAAGCCCTGTCGAGCGTAAAACAACGAATTTATTATAGTCGTTCGGGTCCCTTGCTAAAATACCTCCGTTAACTGGGTATTCAAGTTGAGTCAATGAATTATTTAACGCGTCCGTTGCCATTTTAACAGCCGGCGGTAAAACATCCGGATTCAATTTCCCTTTATCAAAATCGAAAACGTCCTCTATTTGAGATTTACCGGAATTAAAAACCGCGTCTCCGAAATCTTGGCGTCCGTTTCCTAGCACAACAGTAGCGGATTTTTTACTCTCCGGATAGTCTTCAACTTCCATAATTCGCACGTTTGGAATTTCGATATCCAATTCCTCCACGATATACGGGACTAAATCCCCCGTTCGCGGCGTTGGTCCCTCATATCCCGCTTTTTTAAGCTCAATGAACGTCATTTCGTGACTTACTTCTATATCGTCATTTATGATTTCTTTCGCATATTCCACTAAAGACGCTTGATCCGTGAAACGTTCGTCCGATTGTGGTTCCTGTATACGAATTCCATACTTAGCCGCGAGTGGGCTTGTGTATTCAGCAACAGCATAATATTTTTCATCGTCTTTTCGTAATCGATAAGGATTGAACGTTTTTAAAACGTCTGTACTTGAATAACGTACCCACCCTCTCGATTTTCCGGCTCCGGTACTAGGGACATGTTGTTCGTCATCACCTTTAAAAGTAGCAAGTATTTCATGGTATTGTTCCGGCGCATCCATAAACAAGTCAACGAATTTCAAGCCCGCTGTAGCTCCCCAACAACTTAAGGTTGCTGTTTGGTCATCGTCGAGTTTAAACTCCCACACACCGCCATCCGGAGACTGTAAATAACAGAATTTGATTCCGGTCCCTGTGTATTTCATTGTGAACGACCGCCCTACTTCATCGGTATACCACCACGGGTCTGTCGTGTCCGCCCACCCGCTTGAACGTGATTGAAAGTTCATAGAATTGTTTGTCGATATATTTTGATCTTCGTACTCTTTACCGAATACCTTGATATACGTGCTTAAATTGCGCACAGAGCTATTTTCTGCAATGTCGGTTATATTGTGTTTAGAACGGAAAGGATAGCCCATTTGCGTTCCTGAGCGGTCTCTGATCTGTATGTCTGTTCCGACTACATCGAAAACGATTTCGAATTTATCGACAAGCTGCTTAAATAAAGCTAAAGGATTTCCAGCTCCGAAGTTTTCAATCTCTTTCTTTTGAAAACTACCAATTACCGAAAAAGTAAAGCCGCTTCCTGATGTAATGAAATTCATGTACTCATTTATTGACCGGCTCGCCGTCGGTAACGTGTTGTAAATGTATGTTCGGTTCATAAATTCATCAAAGAAAAAATGTTCCGCCTCAACCGTCGCTACCTTTGTTTCTCCGAAAGGTTTTTTATCTAAATCCTCAATAACGTATGTTGTTCCGTCGTAAAGAATCCAACATTTCCCCTCCATCAAATCAAATGCGGAGGCGTTTAGTTCGGTTCTTTCAACAGTGAACGAAATTGTACTAAGGTTGTTTGTTTGACTTTTCCTTACTAAATCGTCATCGACACCCGCCAAATGTTCCACGCGGCTTTTATCGAGACTGTGAATGAGCATATCCGGCATTGTATCACCTCCGACTTACAAGTAATAAAAGCGGTTAATGAATTTCACTTCTGAGATATTCGTACTCTTTGTGAAATCGTTATAACCTTGCTTCAATGTAATAATCTTGTAATTAGTTTTCGTAAAAATAGACGCTCCATTTAGAAGCGCCTGTACGTTTTTAAGCTGTATGGTTTGCCCTGCTGTCACCGCTCCGGTATACGTCCATGTGACGCCTGTAGTCGTGTTTGTTAGGGTTAATGTTGTATTGCTGCTCGTAACACCTACTTTGATTTCGATTGTCAAAGGCGTGTGAATGTTCCGCGGATCAATTTCGGCGTTCCCTGCATTGTAAATACGGAATTTATCATCCGTTTTCGTGTAATTGATATCATCGTCCGATAGTAGACCTTGCCCGAATTGCCACATTTCCGAATCAAATGTCAAAGGATCGGTAGTCATCCCCAAACTTTCGCAATAAGGAGAATCCGACGTGAATTCGATATCAAAGACCGCTAACACGGTAGCGACCGCTACAGCTTCATAACTTGACTCAACTTTTACTTTCCAGCGTTTAGCGGGGTTTAGCCTGTCGATAATGTAAAGGAAATCAAGTCCACTCAAATAGTTGTATAGTTCATCCCGAAGCAAGACGAAATCGTATTTATCCCGCCCATGAATATGAAACGCAACAGTCATAGAGCGTCCCTCTAGGCTAGTGCCTAGAGTTACGCGTCCATACTTCATTTCTGTTCGTTCATGTTTAGGAGCTGGAGAGCTAATCCGAAAGTTATCGGTTATGATGTCGAGCGCTTCAAGATCAATCTTTTGAAAGTTGCTATCATAAATGTCTACTCTCATAGCTTTTTACCTCGCTTATATCCATTTTTATTTATTTCTTT